GATATAAATATTGGTGAACAGCGCGGTGAGATAGATGATATGATCGCTGATGGCTGGGAGGTATTACAATGAATCAATCCCCGTTAAATAAGAATAGAAACGATAAGTTTATTTTAGTTCTCAACTTACCTGATGGACTAAAAGAAATAAACGATAATACATCTCGTAATAACAATAGAGTAAATTCAAATAGTCTTGAAATGAGTATTTTCGGTACTCTTACTCCCTCTTTTGATATACCTGAGGTAACATTACCATATGGTACTCAAAGTATAAAAATTAGCTCTCATACAAGATCGGCTCCCACAAGTTTTTCTTTTAATTTTAAAATTGATAATGAATATAAAAATTACTGGGTAATTTATAAATGGCTAGATCTACTTAATGACGTTAAAACTGGTATTTTCAATAGTGATCAAAATATCGACATTGTTGGTAATCAATACCTTAAAGCTTATTCATCTAATATTACTGTTTTTGGTCTAGACGAATATGACAATAGAAAAATACAGTTTGATTATATTGGAGCATTTCCTACTACTCTAGCTGAGATTAGCTGGAATTACAGTGATAATAGCGAAATAACTTCATCAAGTAGTTTTAGTTTTACTAAAATGGAAGCGAAACTGCTTTAACAATACTTTGCTTGTATTTACATTCAGGCATGTTGTATAGTAATTTATTAAGTTCATCAATATTAATATTACCTGCTTTGTAAGTTTCAAGTTCTACACTACCAATCATTTGATTAGTTCTATTTTGTATACTCTTTATATACATAGTAGCTTCAAACATTTGATCGGTATCACCAGTATCGAACCAAGCATACTCTGAATTGAGTATAGATAAACTTAAATCTCCAGACTCTAAATAACTTTTATTGAGATCTGTTATTTCTAGCTCTTTTCTACTAGAAGGGGTTAACTTTTTAGCTCTTTCAGGAGCAGAGCTGTCATAAAAATAAAGACCGGTTACTGCAACATCACTTTTAGGTTTTTCTGGTTTTTCAATTATGTTAGTAATTTCTAAATCTTTATTATATTCTACTACCCCGTAATCTTGTGGATTACTAACTCTATAACCTACAATGGTAGCACCAGATACTCTATTATAATTGATACCTGTAAAAATATTATCTCCAAGAGCTAACACTACATCATCGTAACCTATAAACTTTTCACCTATAATAAGAGCTTCTGCTATACCTTTTGGTTGCTTTTGCTCCTTGTATGTAATATTGATACCTAGATTTGAACCATCCCCAAGTAAATCAAAAAAAGAATGTAGTTTATTAGATATAATTAATACATCTTTTATTCCTAGTTTAATAAGGGTAGATAGAGGGTAATATATGGTAGGCTTGTCGTAAACTGGCAGTATTTGCTTTGAAAGTACTCTTGTGTTAGGATAGACTCGAGTACCGCTACCTCCAGCTAGTATTATACCTTTCATATATTTATATTATATTCTATTTCTCAATGTTTTCAACTAATAATAAATCCCAACTTTCCATTAAGGAACAATAAATAATTAAAGAAAGTTACAACTATGTCTAGAAGAACAATTCAATCTCCAGGTGTAGAAATCAGAGAAATTGATCAAACATTGAGAGCACCAGCTAACGTTGGTACTACTGTCTTTATCCCAGGGTTTTCTAATGAAGGGCCTACAGATGAAATTCTCAATGTTGGTACTTTTGCAGATTTCGAACAAATTTATGGTAAACCAACAACTGCTGCTGAAAGATACTTTTATCACAGTGTGCGTCAAGTGTTTAACAGTGATGCTAATGTATATGTCTCTCGCTTACCTTACGGTAACGGAAATGGCTTAGAAACTCAAAAATATACCGCGCAGGTATATCCAGTAGTATCTCCACAAACAGTAGCTGTATCAGCTATAACTTCTGATGCTTCCGGCACTTCATTATCATTTGATAATACGCTCGGAGATCCTGTGCAAGCTGGTGTGACAGGAGCTACAGCTTATTTAGAGGGAGTTTTTAAAGCAACTAACGGAGAGCTGAGTTATATCAGTACATCTGTTGCTAATTTATCTTCATCAGCAGGTACGAGTACAATCACCTTATCTACTAGTGCTACTAATGCTGATTTAGCTTCTGTTGTCGGAAAAGATATAATTAGCGCGCAAGTATATTCAACTCAAATCGCCGGCGCATCTGGCTTTTCTACAGAAAAGCTATCAGGTAGTGAGTATTATATTTTAGGTCAACCTACTTTAGTAGAACTCACAGAAACCCAATACAATCAAGTTGCCAATGGTGAGTTTACATGGAGTAATGATGTATCTGCAGGTCAAGATACTGCTTACACAGGTAGTAACATTTTGACAGGTGCAGGTATTGGTATTGTAGTATTAAACACCGGTAAGACAAGTGTCAATGAGAAGTATGAAGGATATTATGCTACTATTATTGATAACACTGACTTCAACCCAGCAACGGACTTCGATGGTGTTAGATCCCAATATACAATGACATCAACTGGTACTAAAGCACCTAGTGCATATACAACAGTACCTACATCTAGATTAGATTATGCCTTAAGTGCTACTAACTTATCTGAAACAAGAAATGTTAGCAGATCAATTGAAGACGTACCTGAATTCAACATTAATGGTCCAGAATATGTTGATACAGTTTCGTTTGGATTAATAAAATCTCGTATAACGCCGTTCGCGAGTGATGATCTTAAGTTAAGTTACTTCTTAGCTGAAGGTTATACTGGTTCGTTAAATTATTATAGAACAATACAAAACGAAAACGGAAGTGGTAATAAGTCATTCTTCTTAGAGGCCAGTGACGATAGATCTCCTAACGTTAAAATATTTGTTAATCCAAATATTAGTAGAAATGACGGAGATTGGACATCCGGGGTAGGAGATGCTCCTACTAAGTTTGTAAGAACGGCTAAGTCTTCAAACAGTAACGCAAGTATTGTTAATGAAGTTATGGGTTCAGGAGGTCTCCTCAACACTCAAAAGAACTACAATAACACACCTGGTATATATCCTTTTGGTACTTTTGTTGATACTGGAACAATCACTACAGGTAAAAACTTAGGTAGTATCTATGATAAACTAGATAGAGTGTTTAGAATTGCTTCAAACGTAGAATTGTTCAATATTGATATTTCTATTGAAGCAGGCTTAGGAACAATTGCTGCTAATAGAAAGTACAGTTCTGATACCTCACTTACCGCAGCTAGTGGTTTTGAAGATACTGCATTCTTAAACATTGGAAATATTACTACTGGGGATGGTTTTTATTCTACTTCTCAAAACTTAGTAGGAGATAACTTCGTTGGTATTAGAGACGAGTATAGAAATATATATAACATCTTCGAGCAGTTTGCGAGACAAACTCGTAAGGATCATATCTTTATCGCAGATATCTTACGTAATATTGTTGTTCAAGGGGATAATGCTAAAGCATTAGATGATAAGAATAAAAACTTTAGTAAGCATGTTTACTGGCCGTTACGCCATCAGTTTGGTATAGCTAATAGTAATTATGCATGTGTTTTTGCTAACTGGGCTAAAGTTTATGATGTAACCTCAGATAAAAACATTTGGATTCCATTCTCTGGGGTCGCGGCTTCTAACTTCGCTAGAACAGATGCAAACTTCGCACCATGGTTTGCTCCAGCTGGATTTACTAGAGGGGTAGTAACAGGAGTAACTGATATTGCTATTAGTCCTACTCAACGTCAGAGAGATCAATTGTATAGAGTCGCTCTTAACCCTGTAACGCAATTCCCTAATGAAGGAGTTGTTATATTTGGTCAAAAGACATTGCAAAAGAAACCAACTGCGTTTGATAGAATTAATGTTCGTAGATTGTTCTTAGATTTAGAAAAGCGTACAAAGAGAGTTATGAAATACTTCATCTTTGAACCGAATACATTCTTAACAAGAACAAAAATTGTTAACACATTATCACCTATATTTGAAAATGCTAAGCAAACTGAAGGTTTGTATGATTATTTGATTGTATGTGATGAAAGAAATAATACTACAGATAGAATTAACAACAACGAATTAGTAGTAGATATCTACTTAAAACCTGTTCGTGCTGCTGAATTTATCTTAGTTAATTTCTACGCAGTTAATAACGATGTTAACTTTGAAGAGATTGTAGGTCAGTAAGTTACCTATTCATAGTTATGCAAAGCTCGGCGAAAGCCGAGCTTTTTTTATAAATATTTTTAATGAGTATAACCTATAAACAAAATGATGCGAACGGAATCATTACAGAGTTTTATACTAGATTACTAGAGTTTGATACCTCTTTATCAGATTCTAATTTATTTTACGTGTCTTATAGTATTCCAGAAGCTTTAACTGATGAGTTATATCAGTTTATAGGAGAGACAGCAAACGACGGGAGAATAGGTATTTCCCCTACTAAAGAAATTTTCCAACGTAATAAGATACAGGCGTTGACTACTGGGGTGGATTTACCGGATGATAAAAACAGTGTTCAAGTTATTGACCATGAATCTAGCGTTAATGGCTATTTACCCATTACAGTGAATAATGGAAGAGTATATGACTCAACTGGTTTAAAAACCCAATTTTATGATACTAATTTAAGTTTGAATGACTTAATTTTTAAACCATGGGTTAGATTAATATCTCGAAACGGTTGTTTCGATAATAGTTTATTTACAGATGTACAAGTTGTATTTCTCGGAAAGCAAGTTAATAAAAGTGGAGTTGGTGCTACCTATCAATCTGTAATAAGAAAACTATATACATTTAAAGATTGTATACCGGTTGATACAGAAAGTGCAGATACGTATAAGTATACTATTGACTCTAATATAATTGATCAAAGAGTACAATGGAAATTTAACAGGTATGATGTCGTGCTTACTAACATTTAATGATATAGAATATCTTACAACTCAAATAGATGCCAATAATATTGAAAATGTTTTTAACTACTTAGCTAAGTATGATACAATCATAGACTATATTGAGACAGTAAAAAATACAATATACAGTAACAATGATAATTTTTCTTTTCCGGTAAAAACAAAAAAATTTAAAGGAGACTTATTATTAACAAAAAAAGAGTTTCTCGTTAATATACCCAAAAAACAGACCTTTAGAAAAACAATTGATGGATTAAAGTTTGAACTTAAATATCCTCGAGTTACTTTAGATGAAGACCTTTTACTTTCCTGTATATATAAAATTAACAATATAGTTATTGGGGAGAATAGATATCAAGTAGTTAATTCTCTTCCAGTATCAATTTATAATCAACTAATTGATTTTATAAAAAATAATATAATATTTGAGCTCGATAAAATTATAATAAGGAATACTAAAAATTTAGAACTCAAAGAAGATTTTACATATAATACCAACAATGTTTACAAACTTATTTTTTACGTTTGTTGCTATAATATAAATTACTTAAGAAAAATTAGATTAATTTTAAGTAAAGAAGGTAATCTAGACCATCAAACGTTCGATAGCATGACTGTTGAACAAACCGTGAGTTACTATAAATTATTAAAAGAAATGTATGACAAACCAAGAGAGTAGTATAACAGAGATTTTATCTCTTATCGATAAAAATAATATTATTAAAGTTCATCTACCTGTACTTAATACCGAGGTTGAAATTAAAAGATATAGCGTTGACTCTCTTAATGTAATTAATGATATTTTTGAAAAAGAAACTAATAGCGAAATTATGTTTCAATATTTCAACTACCTTATCGAATTAGTAAAAGATAGAACTACTCTAAATTTAGACTATATTGATTTCCTTCACTTAATTTTTTGTTTACGTGCAGAAGAAAATAATGAATATAAAGAGACTAATTTACAAGATGTTATTTCAAATATAAAAGAAAATGTAAAACTAGATTCTCCTAAGCCTTTAAAAATAAAAGACGGTATAATTAATTATAAGGTTAATTTTTCTATACCTAAAATTTCTAATTTAGAGGATACAATAAAGCAATGTAACACTGCTACTAAAGATCTTATTTTTTATAATATATTCAAATATATAGACAATATCGAAATATCTGCTCAAGATAAAACTACTAAAGCATCTTCTAAAGAAGAGTTGTATCAACTATATAATGCAATAAGTTATAGATCTTTAGATAAAATTAACAAGCAAGTTAACAATATCACTAATAAGATCTATAACTTATACAACGTAAATATAGAAGCAGATACTAGTTTTTTGTATTCAATTTAAAGTAGCTTACCTATTTGATTTAGGACTTGACCTACTTCATTATCTCTACGGAAAAACTGATAAGCAAATGTAGTATTGAATTCTACAACTTGTCCGTTATCTGAGTTAATGGTATATTGTATATCTGCTGCTTCTACAGGGAATACGCCAAATAATTTATAGGTACGCAAAACTTCAAATTCATTATCTAGTTGAGCTAAAGTAATAGTACTATCATTGTGAAGTAGACCATCACCTATAGATGTATCTTCATCAAAAGTTTCAGTGATCCAATTTTCCATTGCAATTCTAGCGCTACTCTGAGCATCTAAATAAAATACAATGGGAAATCCTTGAGTTTGATTGTATTCTACTGGCCCGGGTAAACTAAATTGAAAACCTGAGTATGGTACTGAGACTGGTTTAATCTTTTTTCCAGGTATCTGAGAAGATGTAGCGTAAACTAATTGATCCTCTGTAAATACAGAAGCTCCTTTGTTCGAAACATCTAAAACTCTAAACTGGTAGTTACGCGCGAAATCTTTAGTCTGCGCAACTTTGTAAAAGTCCTGTATTGTTTGCTTAATATCTGCCATAAAAATATTTATTCTCAACCAAATGTTTACATTCAAATTAAATATTTTATATGGCTCTAGACCAACAAATTATACAATTGATTAAACAAACGGATAAAAGACAGAGTACTTTCCGTCAAAGATCAATTGATAGTATGTATAATACTAAATCTCAATTAGAGAATTTAGATAATATTACTAGATATAATACTAAGCAAAATAACACCTTAAAAGGTACTTTAGATAACTTAACTAAACAAGTATATAAAGGTAATAATAATAAAAATAATAATAATACTGATAAAATACTTACTGACTTAAAATCTATAGAATCTAGTTCATCTGAAACTGTAGTTGATAAGCTAGATGAAATAAGAGATCTCATGCAAGATCAAAGAGATATATTTAAAAAATATTTTTCTGATATGCGAAGAGATAAAAGCATGGAGGTTGAAAGTGATGATAAAAAGAGCAAGAAACAGATAGCAACTATAGTTGCTGCTACTCAAAAAAGCTCTAAAGACACAAGACAGCAAACTGCTAGTAGCGGTGGTTCTGGTTTTGGCGCAGCTGCTTTAGCATTAGCACCCGTTCTTGGTCCTTTGGGTTTAATTTCTAATTTAGGTAGAGGCGCTAGTAGATTGTTCAGTAGAGGAGCTAATGCGTTCAAAAATTTGACCGGACGTACCCCTGAAGGATTAAAAGGGTTGCAACAAAAAGGAACTCGACAACAAGCTAAGCTTGATGCTTCGAAATCTAAAATGGCAAAGCAACAACAAAGCGTTACCCGAGCTCAAGAACAACTTAAGAGATTGCAAAAAGCAGATCCTAACTCCAAGTTAGCTAAAAATACTCAAGATCTACTAAATAAAAGACAAAAAGATTTATCTAAGACTGTCAAGCAGTCTGAAAAATTAGCTAAAGACTTAGGTAAAACTCAAAAAACCATTTCAAATGTAACTAAAAGCTTGGCTCCGCCTAAACTCCCATCAAGTGTAGCTGGTCGGGCTGCAGCTGGATTAGGAAAAGGTGCAGCAGCAACAGCGAAGGGATTGGGTAAAGCTTTAGGACCTATTGGTTTGGTTGCAGGGGTAGGGTTCGAAGCATACGACACTTTTAATCTACTTACTATGGATGAAAAAACTCGTAAGCAAGAGTTAAATAAAATAGCAGATGATTTATCTGAAAAAGGTCCTCTTGGGAGAGCATGGTATGCGCTCAATAATCAATCAAAAACAATAGCCGCGACTTACTCTACTATCGCAGAAACAGCAGATTTAAATAATCAAACAAAGCTGCTAGATGAATTCAATGAAGAAAAAGCTAGGGAATTAGAGTTACGAAAACAAATAAATAAAGAAAACGAAACTCAAGAAGTTATAGAAAAAAAATTAGCTGATATAGGCGACCTCAAAGATATTAATTTTAATCAATATGAGTCTAAAGCAGCATTAAATAGTTTCTTGTCTACCCCTGAAGGTAGAAAATATATAGAACAACGCGCTCTTAAAGAAGGTCGCACAAAAATACAAGCCAGAAGAGAAATATTAGAAGACTATGAATTTTCAGACCCTGGTACTGAGAGTCCTATAGAACAAAAACAAGAACAAGTATTACCGGCTGTTACATTAAGCAGTTCATTGGAAAATAATACTAAGGCATTTAAAACTTTATCAGAAGATCTAAAGAACCTTATTGAACAACAGCAACCTGTGGTAATGAACAATAGTAACACATCTATTAATGCCCCGAGTATGGATTACGGAGAAAGGCAAAGACTTTCAGTAGCAGGATAAAATTATGAGTAGTTATTTTAAATTAAATTTAAACCCAGAAGTAGCTAGTAAGACAGCTGGAGCTGCATTAATTAATAATGTCTCGTCAAGCAAAATGGCACCGTTACCTGAGCCAATAGTCGGTAACGGTATAATTAATGTTTCTAAAGACTTTAAGTGGACTAAAACTCAAAGAACTAATCAAAATGAGTATTTGAAAGATAATATCCCTGTACTACACTTAAAAGAATTTTACGTAACTCAACCTGGGTTTGTATCAAATGTACAAAACATTTTTGAAACTGTAGTTAATGGATTTAGTACCGCGGCAAGCACAGGGTTAGACTCCTTACCAGACGATAGTATAGCTGCCCGTGGGGTAGAAAAAGCAAAAGAAATAATGGGCAATTTTGAGCAGAGTGATTTCTATCAAGATTCTATTGGTCAAAATATTAAAGATATAAAAGAAGCAGGTACTGCGTTAAATGAAAAATTTAATTTAGTAAGCAAAGGAGTTAATGTAGGGTCAGCTGCTTATATGAAAACTTACGAAAACATATACGGGGTTTATCCTACAGGATTTAAACACGTTTTACCTTACTTTGTATCTCAGTGGAAAACAGTTAATAACTCTTGGCAAGATTCTTTTGGATCTCAAAGTAGTAATATAAATGTTGGAGCCGCTGGAAAAGCTTTATCTAAGTTTGCTGATATTGCTGGTAAAGTAACGTCTGGTTTTGGAATGGATTTTGCTAAAACCTTTTCTTATCCTAACGAAGGACCGGATACTAGCTTTTCTCTTATTTTAGATAATACATATGATAGTTATTATGACAATAGACGTTTCAATAGTTATCAACATAATTGGGAGTTTATATTTTTATTATTATATCAGAATCTTCCTAACAGGAGAAATAAATTATTTTATGATCCTCCAGTAATTTATAGAGCTCAGGTCCCTGGGGTTTTCTCTTATTTATATAGTTACTTAGCTAGCTTGTCTGTTACGAGTATAGGTAACAGACAACCGAAAGAAATATTTCTTAATTTACAAGATGAGGATGGTAGACTTGAGCTAAAGACATTTAAAACGTTAATACCAGAAGCATTTAAAATTGATATAACTTTAAAGAGCTTACTACCTGAAACTAAAAATTTATTTTTAAATAGTTTGGAAAACAAAGTAACAGTATCTAAGCAATAATGAAAATTGTAGATTTAAATTTAAAAAATAATGATATAAAAGATCTAAATAGATTGGGTAAATCTAGATATGAAAATCTTTTTAAAGTTGGTAAAAATAATGAATTCTATTTTTATAATATTTTAAAGACTGTCAGATTTCCTGAAAATTTAAATTCAGATATTTTTTATTACAAAAGAATAAACAGCAGAATGCCTTATACTGCTATAAGTTATCAAGTTTATAATACTCAAGATTTGTGGTGGTTTATATTACTAACTAATAATATTACAAATCCCGTGCAAGTATTAGAAACAGGTACGAAATTAAAAATAATAAAAAAAGAATTTGTCAATTCTATTATTGAAAATATTTTAAAGATAAGTAATGCCTAAATCTAGTATACCAGAAAAAAATAATATTGATACCAATTCCTATCTCCTTATAGACGGGGAAAGAGTTGGTATAGATATTACTTTGCTAAATAAAAACTCAAAAATGCCAATCCCTGTAGATAATTTTGTAGGGTTAGAGATAGAGGAAAATATAAATTCTCCCTTTTATAAAGGGGTGTTAAAAATTAAGAATGATAATAATAGGTTTGATCTCATAGGGAGCGATACACCGAATTTCAAAATTGAATATAATTTTTTAGAAACTGGGGAAAATTTTATTGTAATAAATTTAAAAAGAGAAAATAAAATTAAATCTTATTTATTATTTGTTACTGAAGAGTCTAACGGCATAGAGAATAATATTAAGATAAAAACATTTTTTGTAGAAAATGCATATTTTTATTTACTTAAAAATAATAAAATACCATTCTCAACTACTGAGTTAATCAAGGGAGATGTTACTCAATTATCTGACGAGCAAAGACAGGTAAACATAAGTAATGCGATTGAAAAGCTGTTAAAAAATAGTATCGATGAATTTATTATAGATAAAGATCATTGGTATCTAAGTAAAACTAAAACTAATTTTTCTTCTAGTTACAATGAATCTGCTTTAGATAGTTTAAATTTTTTATTAGATAAAGCGCTTGATAATGATGATAATTTTTTGTTTTGTTTACAAAGGGATAACGTCTTTAGTTTATGGAGCATAAAAGATATGTATGATAGTTATTTAACGAGAAATTATGAAAATAATTTTGGAGGTAATTTTCTCTTAGTATCAGAAGAAATGCCTGAAGAAAGTAGAAAAAATGTTTTAACTATGAGAGTTACAGATTATAATTTGTATAATGAAAACCCTAAGCATACATTAGATAATTTGGTTAATCATAAAGTTATAAACTACGATTTTAAAGGTAAAAAATTTAATTTATTATCTAAAGATAATTCATTTCACAATCTAAAAACCTATATAAATAAAGAATTACTAAACGATAATACGATAATTAATAGAGAAGAAAACCCTAAAATAACTAACAACACAATTTATAAACCACTATACACAACAACGTCTAATATTGAAACTGCCCGGTATGAAGGTAGAAATATTATTTTTAAAAATTTGATAAACCTTTCTACTATGCTCTCTTTTAGGTCTCAAGGAGTATTCGAAGTTAATACCGGTAATTTTATTAACGTAACATATCAAACTGAAAACGAAAATCAGCGAAGTAATAAATTAAATGGAGGTTGGTTTGTTGTTGGCTATAAGCATACATACACTATAAATTCCTTTTCATCAGAAATAGTCTGCACTAAATTTCACGAGTTAAAATTATGAGTCAAGTACCTTCCAAAACTTTATTGCATGAGTTAGTAAATACAAAGTTCACTAACTCTCATAAATTTCAGGTTAGCGCGACTAAGGAAAATAAACCATTCACTGCTCATAAAGATCAGTTTGAACTGTATAATGATTTTACTAATACTAAACAAAAAAATGACCCTATTAGCGCTGAAGCAAATTTTTGGAAAGATAATATAAATAAAATAACAAATTTACCGCCAGAGTTTGTAGTTTACTGGTTAGATAAATTTGAAACAACTCATCCTAAAGTAAAAGAAGAATTAAAATCTAATACAAATATAGAAGAAACGATTTACCAGAATTTTGGAGACCCTATAACTAATATTTTTAGACAAGATGAAAATATAAGCGCGAGGTATATTCCTTTTGATGATATAGATTTTGAAGCTAATCCCCCAAGTCCACTAACACCTATACTTCAAGATAAATTAAATGTTAATATACAAACAAATATTTTAAACTCATCTACTAAAGTTAATAGTTTGTTTAATAATAATATTAATAAGTTATACGACGGATCAAAACAAGATCAAGCTCATCAATCTAACTTAACAACTGATTATTTACATTTACAGCGACTCACAGAAAATAAACCTGAGCTTTTAGAATTAGTAGCTGATTACTTAGGAGATTTATACGAGATATTATTATATATCTTTAACTATAAACTTAATAATATACAAAAAGTTTTTCCGGCAACCTTTAATGTAAATGTAGAAGGAAAAGAAACTGAAGTGGATACTTTAGGTAACCAGGTACAAAAAGAAAAGAAATATAATACCAAAGACTTAATCGGTTGATTCTTCTGCGTCGATGTTGATTACATCTTTACCATCTATTAGCTTTTTTAAAACTTCTTCTCTAGATATTTTTAGTTTATGCTCTTGTTCGCTATTTTGGAGCATTTGCTTAGATTGAATATCTAATTGTTTTACTTGCAATTGAGTTTTAGATTTCTTATCCTGTGTTACAAGCTTATTAAGAGTTTCTATTGCTCCGGTTGATGCTTTAACTAACTCAGCTAGAGATGAAACATTATCTGCATCAGGTACATGAAAAACAACCTCTTTCATATTATCAATCATCTCCATGCTATCCTTGATTAGCTTAGCGGATTGATCTATAATGAATTGCTCGACCTCTTCTTTTTCGAGGGGTTCCATATCTTTCTTAGCAGCTATTTGTTTAGCTTCTTTTGGAATATTTTTAAGCTGTGCTATAATATCATTAGCTTCTTCCATAGGAG